ATAATAAAATATTTATTTTTAAAATAATCAGATACTACATTGATAGATATGACTCAAAATGATTTACTGGAAAGAATAGTAATTCACTTTTGAATTTTTTTACCAATGTTGTATTTCTGGACACCCTCTTATACATTTGAAAGACATTGTGGATGCACTGATGATAACACCATTCCCCGTTAAGAACAGTAATGTCATACCGACATTAGTTTTACTTGGGCGAAAAATTGAAAATAAACACATCTATATATTAATATATATCTCATTAATTGGATTATGATGTCCATCGATGACTATGAATATAATATAAATGATCGATTAGGTAGTGGTAGTTTTGCCGTTGTATATAAAGGTTATCATGTGAAAACACATAATATTGTCGCCATCAAGGAAATAGATATTGACCGGCTTGTTACTCACAATAATTCTGAGAAACTTAAACAAAATTTTATCTTGGAAATTAAAACAATGCAAATGTTGAGACATCCCAATATATTAAAGTTAATAAAAGTTGCCAGAGGTGACCGGAATCTCTATATGATATTAGAATATTGTGGTGCTGGAGATTTGATAACATATCTCAAGAAAAATTCAAAAAGTTTCAAATATCATGGTGTTAGTGAACAAGATGCACATCAAATAGCAGTTCAATTGAAAGACGGATTAAAATATATGCATTCTGTGGGAATTATTCATCGTGATCTCAAACCTCAAAATATTTTAGTGTCCCAAGAAGGTGCCTATGTGACCATTAAAATTGCCGATTTTGGTTTTGCTAAAATATTAGAAGAATCACAACTAGCTGAAACTATATGTGGTAGCCCATTATATATGGCACCTGAGGTACTTAGTGGTCAAAAATACACAAATACTGCTGATTTATGGAGTTATGGTGTTATCTTGTATGAAATGTTGGTGGGTCAAACACCGTTTTCGAATGTTAAAAACTGTTTTGAACTTAAGGATTTACACTACAATATGAAAACTTTCGAATTACCACCATATATTCGAACAACTGCAGCTTGTCGTGAGTTAATTTCATCATTACTTGTCGTGGATACACACAATAGAATTCGATGGAAATCGTTTTTCGAACACGCATGGATGGGTGATATCACTCATATGTCAAACACCACAACGACTGGTAGTATTCAATATCCGAACAAAACACAATCAACTGGTGACAAAATAGTGACACATTCGCTACCTTTAACAGCAATGGAATTATTAAAATCATTCGAAATTATTGATCAATCATCACTTTCATCCAGATCACCCAAAGGAATATTACCCACTAAATTGAGCCTTGTGGATCTGAAAAATGCATTACCACAATGGAATGATGTTTTACGGGCACTGATTAATATGGGGCAATATAAACAGAAATTATCATACTATTTGGAAGCGCAATCTTTTTTTAAACATGCAATCAATCTCGGTCATTATGTTTTAGAACTGATATGTCAATGTATTAAAGATCTACAAATATCTTCAGTTACTGTCAGCGAATTATCTGAGTTGTGTGCTATTGATACAGAAATTGAATTGATTATTGTGCAATTCAATAAATTGCTCGAACAATGTGCGATAGAATCACAATTATGTGAACAGAAGATCACCCCAAATGATTATTGTAAACCAACTGAACGTTTAATTTATGACACTGCTTTATCGTTGGAAAAACAAGGCACTGTCGAGTTTCAAATTGATGAAAATCTCAAAGCTATTGAAAGATATACTAGAAGTATCTATTTATTACGCAGTATTGTACCATTTTCAGATGATAGAAACAAAGAATTATTATCGGAATACATCATAAAATTACATAGTATGAGAGAACTTATGTCACATACGTGACTCATAATTAGATTATTTATGGATAACACGAAAGAAATATTTAATAAACATATATATGAATGATACACAAATATTGTACATTTCGAAAAGTGACTTTGATTGGGAATATTATCTGTTGAAAAATCCAGACATCAAAAAAGCCGGACACACCAGTTTGGAAAAATGTTACCGTCATTGGATATCGTATGGTTGTTATGAGAATCGATGGGTTAAATCAATCAATAACGGGGTTGAGCGTCAAGTTAAATTGAGACATGGAGAGAAATTTCCAATAACACCATCTCCAAGTGTAACACCAATCCATCAACCGTTGGTTAATCTCAATTTTAAAATTGCAATCATGATTCATGTATTTGATGTGAAAATGATGCATTTTTTCGCATGTTATGTCAATTATCTGAATAATTCATACAATGATATCTACTTTGATGTGTATATCAACATCGTCGAGGAAAATAATCCATATGTTGGTGATTTAAAAAAATACATCAATGAACAGCTCACTACCATCAATAATCCGAATATTCATTGTTATTACAATGATAATCGTGGTGGTGATATCGGCGGATTTCTTTTATTGTCTAAGATTATTGTTTCCAGTCAAATCGATTACAAGTATGTGATTTTTGTTCACTCAAAAAATAAATCCAGTTGGCGACAAGAGTTGTGTCGATGTATATTTGACATTAAATTTGAGAATCTAGACAAAACACCTAATATTGGTATCATTAGTGCGAAAAAATGGGTTTATCCTTTTGATCCATCGAAACAGATAGAGGAGTACCAACGTTTTAAATTCCACTTGATTGATTTATGTTCGATATATAAATTATCTTGTGATCATGCTTGGGAATTCATCGCAGGAACCATGTTTTTAGTTAAAATGGATATTATTAGGTATATTGTCGCACACGATATTGATCGTGTATATTCGATGTTAAATCGAATTGATAGTGTCGATATCAATTGGGTCACCATTGTCGATGAATTGAGGAAAGATGCCAAAGGTACAACAAATGATTATCAATATAGACTCAAGTATCATCATTCATTATTATCTGATTATATGATAGAACATGCATATGAAAGAATCGTTGGTCTCATTTGTCAACATATGGGTCTTAAAATAGTAGGACAGTAATATATGTTCATATGATCAATCATTTTGGGAAATTAGATAAAATAGATTCCTTATTACAATTACTTCTTATTTGGTTCTTCATTGTTTTCACTGGTGACTGTATTAGTTAGTTTGATTTAGAATATATTCACATATTCTAAATTTTAATTCAAACAGATTACATATCTCATAAATTGTGAAAATGAATTGATATGATAACATTTATCTTACAATTCATCTCAAATGAATGCCTCTCTAAATGCCGGATACAATATAAAATTAGAAGAAATATCAGCAGGTGATCGCACATACTACTATGGTTATGTATATATAACTGTATGGCACCAAATTTTTCCCATTTTACCAGATTATTATACAATAAACATGATGATTAATAGCCCCATTAATTTAACTTATGCTGACAATATGTGTATTGGATTTAACACAATGAATGTCCCATATGATCTCACCATGCCAGAGAAGGAATATGCTAATATCAATTATATCAGCTATACGATCGATTAGTCCAATATGAAGATGATGATGTTCAACACGAATGAACATAAGGATATCCGTTTAGAATAATCTCAGATTTTAATGGATTATTGGGTTGATCAATATCCGTAGGAATTTGAACATTATTTAAAGGTAAAATTTCACCCTCTTTTTTGCGTATATAGGTACATTCATATAAATATGGGATAACAACTCCGCCAATTTTGAGTATGGTACCCACATTATTTGCATGGATGTGGACTAACCAATGTGTTTTACTTAAACGCTGTTGAATCTCAACTGATATCGGATCATGAAATTCGATGACGAGTTGTTTAATTTTTTTCAGATCATTATCACTAAAAGATGCAAACAATGGTACCTCTCCGCCCTCTATGTCGAGTTTCATGAAAATATCATTATTATGATCCATATAATCCCTTAAATTGGATGTTGTCTTGTTATTATTTTGACCCAAAAATCGTTTGGAAAAATATATATGATGATGATGAAGAATATCATGCGTTGTCGTGAGATTAGGGTATTGTTCGATCGCTTCCAACCATGTCAAAGTATGAGGATTAGGAATTATAGTTAAATTTGGTGTCATTATACCCAAATATTGACGATACATATTGCACTCACGATTGCCTCCCCAATGTGGAGGGCCATGTCGTTTGGTGTGGGATATTCCGAATTCATGAACTTTATTGCCAATTTGTATCCATTCATTCATATGATCCTTGACTGGGATCCATTGATCTGTATCTGGTTTTAATGCCAATAACTTTGATGGCAATTGATCAATTGATCCATCAAATGCGTGACATATTAGCTTTGGGTATAATTTCAACAAATCCAATTCAAATGAGATGTCATCTGCTATTCCGCCCGCGATAAAAAGATCATAATTTTGATCAATATCACAAATGACATATCCGCCATCATTATTCTTCCCAATCCGGATTTTTGGATAAGGAGATTTATAAATTTTCAAACAATCATATTTTGACATATATATACCTATATATACATATTTTCTATACAACATGCATATGTTTCATATAACCTAATGCAAAGTCCAAATAAAAATAAGATAGGAATGTTTAAGTCATTATTATTGCACGACACTTAAGTAGACCACCTGATCCTTTCTTAACATTGTAAAACATTGAAATTCCCGTCGGACTTAAAATTTCCACATCGTAATCATGTTGTGATGGAGTGATTGTTCGTGGTTCCATATCATCCGAAACATTATGTAGACCCACATAATTACATACAGGAATATTTATACTCAGTAATTCCTGAGTTTCAGGATCAATCGGAGTTTGTGTTGGATTTGCTCTGATTGGTATGAGAGCAATTTGATATCCAATAACATGACGCCAATTAGTCGTGTCAAAATTGAAGAAAATGAAATATTCAATGCCATTTGGGATGGTAATCATAGTATGTTTTTTGGCCCGATATGCTACAGTAAGTTGGTCGTTGATATCCTTGGGATATGACGGACATCCGCAACAGTTCCATACGGGTTGATATTTGATGAGAAAATCCGACATTTGTCGTAATCCCTCCGAATAGTCACCAAATGCACCGATATAAGCTCCTCCTGTATTTGATACTAAACCAGCCAATTGTTTCATAAAATCGATATCACATTCCTGGTAACCAGCAGCACTATTTGTACGAGTAAACATAACTGGTGTTCTGACGCCAGAGTTATTAACCAACCAATTGTTCGAAGTTGGCGAGCAATTAGTTATTGCTCGTATCATTTGTGATGATACAGGCAACATATGGTAAAGAAAATCATCACCTCCACTCATTTCCCTTATACTACCAGCACCAACAGAAACGAATGATAAGATAGCTTGCTGACTGGTTGCTTCAAGAAACAATTCTTTCGCACTCTTCCAAGTATCTTCTATTTGGTTTGGCATACCGTCTGATGCAAAAATGATCATATGTGAACCATTTGGCTGAATAACTACAGAATCGAGTGCACTTGCAGTATCAGTTGATCCGAATTCTACAAGGACATATTGATCAAGATGATGAGCAATCTCATAGAGATCATGAGCATTGATATTTACACGATCTAAACAGTTGACTGTAAAAGAACTAAATGCATTAATGACAAGATGTGTTGGTTTTTCAAATGAACAATAATTAGCGATCATCGTTAGTAAATGAGCACACATTTCAACTTCGGCAAGAATAATACATTTTGACTGTTTTGTTTGCTGATCGTGCACTTCCTGATCGGTGCTCGGCTGTCGACGTCGACAACTACGTCGACCCCCTGTGTTATTAGTGGATCCTGATGTATCAATCAGAACACAGATTACGTCAGGGACTGGTTTGACACCAATATTCTGAAAAGGCTGCAATATTGGGCTATATTTTTCGGTATCAAATGGATATTCACACAATTTTTTCGTAGATTGTTGGGAACCACTATTACCCCTGCGGGTAATGCGGGAAATATATTCTTGTTGAGGAATACTGATGCCTTGTTGCTGGGCAACATTAAGAAGCATTTGAGCCATTTGTTTTGAATATGAGTTAATCAATATTGATTGTATTTGATTTCAATCAAATTTTCATGCAAAATAGACACATAAGTTTCTCAAAGTAAATTAGAACCCAATAACTACTGTTATTATAATGGTCCACAAGATTCCAAAAAGTCCATAAATTCATTGGCTGTCTTAAATCCTTTTTCAATTGCTATTTCAGTCACCAGCAATTGATAATGATAGATTCCAGAATTTTCAGTCATACGGCATGGACATAATCCAATGTTACACAATGCTACAATTTTTTCCACAATAGATGAGTTGTTGCCTTCATAAGACCTTGTCCTATGTTGTATCTTGAAAAATTACAAATATTGTTCGTTGCATAAAAATCAAGAATTAGTTTTTTAACATCCGACATTGTCAATAATTGCCCAATTTTATCAATACATGTTGACCAATAATCAACTATCTTCAAACAATTCATATGTTTATGTTTTTCACTCGGAGTCATAGGTGTCTCTATGAGATGTGCCAATAAATTATTGTGAATATTATTTGCAATTCGTATAATTTCATCCTCACTGCTGTCAACATTTTCAAGTACATACATATGGTGTAGAAATATCAATTGTTCACTATTCATCGATAATACAATCTCGATGACACAAGATAAACAATGTCAATTTTGTCACTTCAATTTTATCATTTTAAATATGAATTCACCAAGTATTTGTAATGATATATAGATGAACGAAGGTAATATTCAAGTCATTAATGATGAATTAATTATATTTAACAATGAGCATTTGCGAATATTTTTACAATTGACACTTGATATTTTTACAATTTCTGTCAGTACAGATTATGAAGATGATATGTATACAATTGAGCTATACAAACTCCATGATTATAAAAATTTTCTATTAAAACAGGTAGTGAATTACGTCAATGGATCGTACACTGTGCTAAAAATAACCAAATTCGTATTGAAATATGTCACTCTCGGAGATTTGGTGATAATGTACCCATAGTTTTATTCGCTTGGGACGATCAATATGTTGAAAGAATAGTAATCCCGGTTCATATGATCATTCATGAATGGATTGATACCCAATGAAATTAAGGGTTCAAATATAAAACTTTTAAAAATTTAAAATTTTTAAAAGTTTATTAATTTTATAAAAATCCTCTTGGAGAAAAACCATTTTTTTAAAAAACGGATTTGGATTTCATGATTTTCTTTTTGTTTTAATTTTTCTTTGAAATTTTGGGATGAAAACTTAAAAGAAAAAATTTGTAAAATTTTAAAAATTCAAAAAATTTTGAAATTGGAAAATTTTAAAATTTTTAAAAAACTCATGAAATTTTAGAAAAACACTGATTGGACGAATTCATAAAATTTTCTAAAATGATCCGGAGTATGGTTTGAAACTAAGTTGATTAAAAGATTAAATATTTTATGATATTTTTAGAAGTAAATTTTAGGAAGGCGTGAGCGAATGTACTTTGGGATATATGATTCATATACTAACATAATATGAACAATTTTATCATAATCTGAAAAATAGCTCATCATAAAGTAGTATATAGGATCATTAGTTTATGATGTTTATGATCAGTATAAACATAAAAATTGTAAATTGTTAAATAATATTTAATCGTTACTGGAAGTGTTGAACACCATAAAATTTAACAAAAATCTAAATTAAATCACAGCTGAATTATTTACGATACACAAATAATTTAACAATAAAAATTTTATGAATAGATTGATATCATAAATAGAAATATTGATCTATTATTTCAAAATACTCATAATTTATACCTATTTTAGTGAATTCAATACATATGTGTGATCATATATTAGACATATGCATTTTTGAAATAATTCTAAATTGTTAAATTATGAGATTAAAAATTGTTAAATTAATCCTGAAAATACGTAATTTAACAATTCCATATGTGTCAAATTATGATTTCACTAATTTTAACAATCGTGATAATTAGCTAATTCAGGGAAAATCAGGAATAAAATAAATAGTAATATTTATCATTATTTTAGACGTAACATCGCAACGATATACCTAATAATGATTCATATAAAATCAGGAAAAACTGCTGAAAAATTCAGGAAGATTATATACACATATATACATATATACATATATTAAAGACATCCATTTGATGGAGAAACAATATGTATGTCCTGTGTGTCACAAAGGTTTCACAAGATCGGATAATATGAAAGTACATCTAGAAACAATTCATGCACCCGATCGTATCAATAAAAAAAATTGTTGTCCTATTTGTCAGAAAGTCTTCACACGAATCTGTAATATGAAGAAACACCAAGAAAATGTGCATGGTTCAACGACATCAATAAATGTTGATCCAAGATATCAAACATTGATTTCCAAAATTAATGAATTGCAGTCAGAATTAAGGGAAGTTAAGGATTTTACTCTGAAATCAGACTCAATTGAAGTTAAAGAATTGAAATCAGAATTAAAAGAGATAGATGAAAAACTTAATCAGAAAATCGATGGATTGGCCAATAAAAAGCCGACGCAAATCAATCAGATATTGAATGTCATTTGTGTGACTAATCATGATGATTATTTGGATATGTTGACAGATCGTCTCGGTGACTTTGATCAAGCTATCGATTACATCAAAGATTGTGCTCTATCTGATTTATCAGGGGATTGTCGCCTAATTGAGAAAATTTATAAAAATCTCAATGACGAATTGAGTTTTTCAATTGATCACAAAAAATCCAAAATTACATACCAAAATGAGTTTCAGCAAGCAGTAACAGAAAATAAGGATCAATTTGGACGTAAATTGGCGCATAATTTACAGAATAGTTATTTGAAAGGAGTTAATTATTTAATTAACAATACATTGGAAGGTAAATATGATCCTAATAAATTATTGGATGATTATGATATAATGGCATGGAACACACATATTTATCAATTGTCCGATAGTCAACATCAGCGTAAGATTATTAGTCATCTCGATTTACGTACTACAAAAGCTTAATAAGAAGACTATGAAAGCTGCGTGTCACTCAAGTTTCTCTAAGGAGATCATATTTGATATGATCTCCAAGTATATAAAATTTCATCAATATATAACATCCATATATTGATGAAATTTTTTACTTTTTGTGTGGACATCAAAAGACACAGTCAAGAGACGTTAACACAAGTTTTGCAAATAATGATCAAATCACTTGACCATTATGTGAAACAGTATCAATTGATTGTCTATACGAATTTCATTGTTGATTTTTGTGCTACATCGGTGACATATCGTGATTATTATGACAAAACAGTGGATAAAATGTATGATGATCAATGGTTAAATTTGTCTTACAATAAAATTAATGTCTACAAAGATTTGTATGATGAATTCGACGAAAATTTTATTTGGATTGATTTGGATACAATTATAACCAATAATATTTCCTATATGGACTCGTTGTCTCATGTGTTTGTCGAAAACGGTGGTTGTAGTTTGAATCGAAATACATTATTCACAAACAATAGTACTTATTATGTTCCAAGAAAGAATTACATACAGGGGAATTTTTGGAAATTGAATATCGAACTATATGGTCAATTAATGAACATCTTAGATGTTATCAAACAGCAAAAGTTAATTTTGCGATATGATTTGCAAGATTTATTCAACTATTATGTCTATGTCCATAGAAAAGGTAATTTGAATGGTATCAATATTTTGGGTAATACATGTTGTCCGCACACATTAAACGGTTTAGCTCAATGGGATTCCACAGGTATTACTCACGCAACTATGTCAGGTTTACAACATTTATATTATGATGAGGGGCAACTCAAAAGTAAATTTTATTCGGAAAAAGAGATACATATTCTAAGCTTCACATTTAATACGATCAAAGAATTATATCATACTGATGAATTTAAAAAGATTTTCCCATATCTACTGACGAGAAAGAAAAAAATAGGTGTTTTTGGTACGTGTCGTATAGATGATTATAAATTTGGGAATTTCAAGCAAATATCAACACAATATCCATATGTTTATCAAAATGATCAATTTATCATTAATGTTAGACCATTAGGATATACAACCACATCAAGTGATGTATTGCAAAACTTATCTTTAATTAAGACTGGATTATACACAGATATTCATGATGCATTTATCTACAAGAATGTTTTTCTGAAGCACGGTGGGAAAATGGTCATATATGATTTGGATTATGACTTTCTTGTGATTGAATTGTGTTCCACAAAAAAAATTATCCACAAAAAGAGCGGATTCATTTTCCCGTATGAAATTGAAGGTTCTTATCAAATGACTGATTATGATTTCATTTCAGAAACACTTGAAGAAACAATTGATAATGTGCGAAAAATTAAGACAATGATTAATTGTCCAATTATTTTGTTGCCACCAATCACATTTTTTGAAGGAAGTGTGATTAAAGGGGAACATGAAAATGTCAATGTTTCACATATATTAGCTTATAGAAATGAGATAATTCACCGGATCAATGAATGTGTAAAACAATTCAATGATGTAATTTTTTATGATTGGAATGTCGCAATCAAAGAACATGGGATACCGAAAATGTTGACAGATCAATTTCATTTCACTGAATTCGGCAAAAAACATGTGTCGTCAAAGATACTCAATCTAATACAATCACCAATTTCAGCGGGATGTCATTATCAAATTGAAGATGCTATGATCACAATTCCTCAAAATAATCATATTTTACATCGATATTATCAAATGTTCCCCACCCGTGGAAGTTGTGAGCCATTATTCCGAATGTTTATTAAATATCTGATGAATGATCAGATTATTGATATCCATAGAAATATAGTCGATCTAGGTGCGTGGATTGGCGACAACAGTTTACCATGGTCAATGCGCATTAAAGGGACTGTTTATGCAATTGATCCGTCAACAGAAAACATTAGTTATATTCGAACATTATCTGAATTAAATAATGTTAAAAATATTAAAGTGATTGAAGCTGCTATTTCAAACACTATAGGGGTTATTTATACGAACAATGACTTAAAACATGCTGAATTTAATGAACATTCTGGGAAATATAAAATAATGAGTACAACATTGGATCAATTATTTATTAATAATATAATTAATGACATTACATTTATTCATTTGACTGTGGAAGGTTTTGAATTGAAAGTACTGAATGGTGCAACGAAATTAATTGCCACATATAAACCGATCATTTCGTGGAAAGCACATTTAGATATGAATATATACAGACAAATTTTGAAATTTATGAGAGAATTGGATTATATGTCTTTTCTAGTCAACGAAAAGTTTCCTCAATGTCGGTCAACGTGCAGGAATTTCATATCTTTTCACAATAACACATTGACAGGTCCAAAGATCATTGAAATTAATCATATATTTGGACAATCATATCGTGATCATTGGGCCGATAATCAAAAGACATTTTTATTGCCTCAATAAAAGCTCACTGTTCACACACATATACACCTGGGAATTCTCCGCGATTTTTATTAACTATACCTTTTTCCGTGATAATTATGTTTATAAATGGATTAACTGGTAATGCAAATCCATTTGATGTGACATCAAGGGACCCAATTACATTCAATTGTGATGTATCATTGGTATCAGCTTGAAAATTAATATTTTCACCATATTCAATGTTGGTATAATTATGATAAGGCATCTTAACAAAAATTTTGTGACATTGTAATACATCAAGACCACTAACTGTTCCTTTTTGATATAGACTTTCATATTGGAACAATATCTCATTAAAACATGATTAATTTTATTACATATAACCGCAGTATTTTACATAATCCGGTCAATATAACTGACCCATTTGTTTTATTATTACGGATATGAATCATTTCTTTTTAGGGTATGTAATAATTTTGTTCAGAAAAACTCTCACTAAAGATTGGTAATCTTTCTTTGTGTTCTTGTTCCAATCGAGGTCCATGAATTATGTAAATGTTATGTTGGTTATGGATAGCACAATTGAAAACATTAGTAGCCACTGATTGATATTGGTTAATTATCTCCAACGGGAGATTTTCAACATAATTTTTCTTCATATTTTCTAATTATAAAATTCATTGATAATAAAGAATAAATTTACTACCTTGGTCTGCCCAATCAACCAACAAATTATCATTATGTGCATAACTTTTTGTTCCACAGACTCGATGATGGAAATATTTTGACCATGTTTGAATTTATGAACGATATCTTTGTAATCAAATCCAAGACCTGAATCGTGAATTATTATTATGACCTGTTTATTTTTCCCGATATACATGGTACATTTCACAGGACATGTACCATGTTTAACAGCATTACCAATTGCTCTTATATATTCCTCATGCACATGTGAAAGATGATATTGATCAATAATCGCTTTCATCTTACCTTGTATCTTCTCTCTCTTTTCACGTTTTTTAATGATGAACTTATACTTATGATTTAGATTGATAGTTCCTAATATATCTTTTAAGTCTAATTTGCCAAACATTATATTGTTAATTTATATTTTGTGGATTTTTAATTTTAGCAAAGATAACATTTATAATGTGAGTCAGCTCATTTACAGTTTCGTTCAGAAAGATATTTACGATATTTTGTTCTAATTTCCATCAAAATTTGTCCCAATAGATTTTGACCTTTCCATTGTGATGGATCGAGGGTTCTTGCTTGTGATGCATACAAACCAATCCCCCAAATGGGGTCATATGGCGAAGCTTCCGCGATTAACTGGTCACCGGTGGATAGCAATAAATTCATCAATTCAGGATTCCGTGTGAATTTATAAGTCACTGCCTGTGACATAATTCCATATTTAACTTGATCCCATTGATCTCCGTCGAATCCTTTGACTTGTCGCCCAAATTGTTTGATTTTTAGGATTTGTTTCCCTTAGCATTTGACGGAGTAATTCATGATTATCTGGGTCAAATATATTTAATTTTGGATCATAAAATATTGCTCACTGCATCTATCGATGCAGCCATCGTCATCCTTAAAGGAACAGGGGTAAAAATTACTAAACTCACCATATCGTCCACTTGTTTCCCAAAATAGAATCATTTGTAGTGTGATTACTTAATTTGGCTAATTAAGAGGGTGTCCAGAAATACGATCTTCGTTAAAAAGATTAAATAATTTGTATTTTATATTCTTGCTTAAAATCCGATTCAATGTTTGATTTTAAGAGATTATTCGATAGTTTCTCAAAATTATCCTCAACCAAATTCTATAAGAGGGTGTCCAGAAATACAACATTGGTAAAAAATTCAAAAGTGATTGACTATTCTTTCCAGTAAATCATTTTTGAGTCATATCTATCAATGTAGTATCTGATGATTTGAAAAATAAATATTTTATTATGATCCATAGGTATTTTTATATTTTCTATAAACTTGAAACACAAAAGTGACACCACATGAGATAATCTGTGGATGTTTACTTATGGACGAACAATTGATAACATGTGATACATAGTAATGCTAAATACAAATATGTCCGATATGAATCAATGGTCTATGTGTATTTGATCATCAGTCCTTTAAACCCTCTAATATTACCATTCAATCGCTCAATTCGATTACGATAGTGATTGAGCATAGTCGCTTCTTCGGTTGGTCGGTGATGACTCATCTATGAGGGAGATCTTGTTCTTTTTGGTTTTGAGATGAGATGTATCTTATGTTTGTGCTCTATCTGGTCAATAGATCTGCAGGCCGCAGATCCTGAATCAGCCAAACAATTCAAACCAGTCAGATCTGTCATGGATACATCAATGGTCTCTGGTCAGATTTGAGCATCATGAATGTGAACACCAACCACATGTACGGCATGCGTGACTAAATTTTGGTCACAGATCAAAGACACTTTGAGTCATTTCTTCCTCGATCAGTTGGGTTTCTTCCTAATCCTTGTGATCCGTCCATGGATTTCACAGTGAATGTATCAGTAATTACGAAATCATTCTTACCTAAGGTAGTAGGTTCAACAATCAATTCTCGATACAGTTGTTCTAGTATTTGGTATTTAGCAATCAAATTAAAATAATAGTAATATGTGCTTTTTGCAATCCCGAACTGGTCTTTAATGTAGGACATCTTCATACCATTATCAGCAATAAAAAACATACCATTGAGGACTTGCTTCAAATCAATGGTTCTTTTCCTACCACATGTTGCTTTTTGTGCTGTTCAATCACATCTGAAATCCGCTGAATGAAGATAGATTTTAAGTGATCAAACGTATCCTTATAGAATTTGGTTGAGGATAATTTTGAGAAACTATCGAATAATCTCTTAAAATCAAACATTGAATCTGATTTTAAGCAAGAATATAAAATACAAATTATTTTAATCTTTTTAACGAAGATCGTATTTCTGGACACCCTCTAAACCTATTGACCAGACAAGTATGAATGGGTCGGAATTTCAAAACGTGGGAGACCTCATAAAAGAATGTATATTATCACAAATTAATGTAGACATTCATATTGTTACATCATATGATAAGGATGTACCAACAGATTCATTTTATCTCCTCGAAGCTGATTCGAAAGTAATTGAGAAAATCAAGGAAAAATTCCACAACACATTGATCTGTAATCAAAATCAGTATCAAATCTCCCCTGTTCGAGTCTATCCACCTGAAGGTGATATATATATATATATATATATGAGAATTATGTTGCTCTATACCCGCTTATTTGGCAATCAGTAGATTCCATGAAAAGTAATGAGCAAGAATTGAGGGGTAGTTTGAGCGGGGTTACATGGGGACATCCACCAACATATGAATATATTGCAGCAGATAATCATAATCGGCGCTATTATTTGGTAAATTCAGAAGGCCGCGATGTTGATGAACTTATCAAGATATTAGAAGACAATATGGGATTAATCCCATATTATGTTACATATCTGAGAATTATCTCAGATGATTAAATAAGTAGCACACATAGATATATTATTTTATTATCCCATAAACAATGTAACATTAAGTGATAATGTTTATGAGATAAGAAATATATTCATGTTGAACGAAACCAACATAACAAATAATTTATTTTGCAATAATATAGAAGATGGCTCAACAACCTGCCAAAACGTACTCTGCGAAACAATTGTCTGATTTATATAATTTTATCAATTCTCATTCTAGGACTAATTCTTCATTACATTGCACGTTAATCGTGAAAAATATGTAGATGATTGGTCATTTAGTGCGGCATGTATCCCAATGAACTTGAATATCATATATTTAGATGACGAAAAATTCGAATCAAATGGCATAATGGACACGAAATTGGAGGGTATTGATCCTTCAATGCTAAATCATGTGCAGTATGACATGGAGTATTCAACCGATGAATATGTATATAAGATATTTATCAATCATTTGTTGGCAATCCGTCGGGAAAAGTGAGATTTTCATATCCATTAATTTTTATTAAATGTCAGAACAAACAATCACCACCAATCGATTCACACACAACGTTAGTTATCCATGAAAGCGATCAAGTATATCTATACAATTCAGGATTTAGAGAGGGTGTTAATTTAGAACAATATATAATGTCATTGTACGATCATTTCGTTCCTGGTAACTGTTTTAGCATACAACCAAGTGGTTGGTGTGCAGTAGGAATCCAAGGGCAGAGCAATTTGTGTACGTTGTATGCACTACAATTTTATTTCCTGATTAATTACTATCGACAATCGACAGTATTGGATCTTATGCGTCACAATGGATATATACGATCTGAGACGGCTCTGGGTGAATTTATTAACCAATTAAAAGCTACAATTGTTGGAAGGGTGGACATATATGATTTCTTACAGTGGAAAAAGAATAATGCGTGGAGGAAGGTACAGAATTAGAAAATAATGCAAACATTTATCAATCACAGTGAAAGGGTTGGAACAATGTTCTAAATTAGAACAAGTGATAACTGAGTACATCAATTGAGGATAAATCACCATAAGGGATCCCATGTTAATGTCAACACCTGAGTAGTTTTAAACATTTGAAAAGGTGATTGAGATAAAAAAGATTGGTGAGGAAGGCATGGAATTAGAAATAATACTTGTGTCAAATTAAATGTGTCTCAATAATATAGAAATCAATGAACTCGCGCATATTAATTCTCACTATCATTATAATCTTCTTGTTCATTTGCCTCGTGATGCGTCCGCAAATTACTGAACTCTTTTCAGACCAGAAAAGAACTCGAGAGTTATCATCATTTACCAACTTTAATTTAACTGACAAACCTGTTGCTAATTATGCACCATATAGTGTCTATCAATGGTGGAAATATGGTGACCATTTTGACAAATATAAACAATGTGATCAATATCGATGTCAAACATCTCAATTGAATGCATACACCGCGAAACCAGGATTTAATCTGGTTAAAAATAAGTATTGTGATCCATATTATGATAAATTTCAAATCCATTTCAAGAATGCTGAACAACAATCAAAATATTTTGAGAATTCATCAAAATATTGTCTGTATCATCCACATGATGAACGGTGCCCAAATAATTGGTTAAAATAATCATAAATTTATAAATTTATAAATAATAATTTGCCGAAAAATTGATAAGTTGGCATCAATTGAATGTAATATCACGTTATATTTATACACATATATAACGCGATGGATAAGAATAAAGTAGTTATCGGTATTGATTTGGGTACAACTTACAGTTGTGTTGGTTATTGGGCCAATGGTAAAGTCGAAATTATTGCAAATGATCAGGGTAATCGGACGACACCATCATATGTTTCTTTCGATGGGACCAATCGTTTGATTGGTGATGCAGCCAAAAATGTGGTTGCTATGAATCCAACCAATACTGTATATGATGCAAAACGATTAATCGGTCGAAAATTTAGTGACTCTGTTGTGCAAAGTGATATCAAACACTGGCCATTTAAAGTCATTTCAAGAATTGATAAACCAACAATAGAGGTCAAATATATGGATGAAACTAAACTTTTCGCACCAGAAGAGATATCAGCAATGGTCTTAACAAAAATGAAAGAAACAGCTGAGGCTTATCTTGGCAAGAAAGTTGATGGTGTAGTAATTACCGTTCCAGCATATTTCAACGATGCACAGCGTAATTCTACAAAGGATGCTGGTATCATTGCACATCTCAATGTGATGAGGATCATTAATGAACCAACTGCTGCAGCCCTTGCGTATGGGCTTGATAAACAAAAAGATGCAGTTGAGAGGAATATACTCATATTTGACTTCGGAGGTAAACAATGTACTGCCTCCTGAGGCGGAAGACCTCCCTTGTCATCCTCATGTGACAAGGAACTCTGCTAATTGCGGGAAACTCGTAAAACTCCAACTACTAACCCATCATGGTGACATGGATGGGGGCCAAGCTAACCACTTGGATATAGTAAAAAGGTTGTGAGATGTAATCATAACTATATAAAGAGACACATACACGATATTACATAAAATGCCTGTGAAAATTTGTACAAAATGTAAAATGGAGAAGAATTAATTGGAAAATACCTGGGCGATGAAGAGTCCAGATAATTTTAGCAAGTGATCAAATATTGATACAGGTGCAATAACCAAACACAGGGCATTATTACAACAATATTGTAGAGAGAACAACATAGTTATGATTAAATTGACAATCCGCAGCCAAGCAACTCTGAAAGGAGTTGAAGGTTCAACGACTAGATAAAGTAGCCTAAAGGATGTATCCCATGGTGAAATATCCACGAATGCAGAGCACCATAATAATAATGGTGAAGATATAGTCTGATCTATGGGGAAACTCATAGAAGATGGGATAAAGAGCCCATCGATAACAACAATCATGGGTACGCATGATATCACGGTTCTAAACCAATCCGAGGGTGTATTTGAGGTTAAAGCCACCAGCGGAGACACCCATCTTGGTGGAGAAGATATTGATAATATTTTGACAAGTTATTGTTTGGAAGAATTTAAAAAGAAGTATAATGTCGATCTTTCAACTAATCCGAGAGCTCGTAGAAGGATACAATCAGCATGTGAAAGAGCAAAAAGGACTCTTTCGAGTCAAATTTCGACTGATATTGAAATAGATAGTATCTATGATGCATATGATCTACATGTTCCTCTAACACGAGCCAAGTTTGAATCGATGTGTATGTCAATTTTCCGTCGGACGATTGATCCGATTGATGACGCATTAAGAACGGCGCGTCTTGATAAGACTCAGATTGATGAAGTTATTCTTGTTGGTGGGTCAACAAGAATTCCGAAAGTCAGGGAACTTTTATCGGACTATTTTAATGGGAAAAAGTTAAATATGTCTGTCAATCCTGACGAAGCTGTGGCATATGGTGCTGCAGTTCAAGCAGCTATATTGGCTGGAGACACGGATAAAGTCTTATCAGACTTGGTTATTTTAGACGCAACCCCATTGACTCTGGGAATTGAAACTGCTGGTCAAATTATGACTCCAATGATCCCACGTGGAACAACAATTCCTACCAAGAAAACTAACACCTTCTCGACTTACTCAGATAATCAGCCAGCGTGTACTATCTGTGTATTTGAGGGTGAACGTAAATTGACGCGAGATTGTAATAAACTGGGCGAATTTACCTTTTCGGGCATCCCTCCTGCACCACGTGGTGTGCCACAAATTGAAATCACATATGATGTGGATGCAAATAGCATTCTCAATGTAACAGCACTTGAGAAAACTACTGGTAAAAAGATGTCAATTACAATTAAGACAGACGTTTCTCGGCGTTCCAAAGATGATATTGATCGAATGGTTAAAGATGCGGAGAAATTTGCTGAAGAAGATCGTAAAAATACCGAAAGAATTGAGGCTAAAAATCATTTGGAAAGTTATGTTTATCACCTGAAAAATTCACTCAATGACATCAAGGATAAACTGTCACAAGAAGATAAGTCAACGATTGAAACAACTGTTCAAGAAACAATCGATTGGTTGAATGTACATCAGAATGATGAAAAGGAGATATATGACCAGAAGAAAGAAGAAATAGAGCAAAAGATCAATCCAACAATGATGAAAATGTACCAATCTCAGGGACATCAAGGTCAAGAACCACAGCCACAGCCACAGCCACAGCCACAGCCACAGCCACAGAAAAACAGAGGACCGAAGATAGAAGAGATAGATTAGACAAATCTATTGATGTTGGCACACATATATTTCTTACTTTGGTGATTAGTTGATTGACGTTTGATATCATATTTGTGTAAATTCAATAATTCTGTAGATATAAAGAATCAAATGTCACGACTTCTCTCATGAGCATAGATTTCAAGTCGATAATATTCTTTTCAAGTACTGCATCACGACACAATTCACAAACATTAATAACCTCATCACATATTTGTGATAATTTTAACATATTTCTGATAAAATCTCCATCATATGTATCCAAATATGGAATAAGATTGGCATATGTGGTACAACTTGCCCACATATAGGCAATTTTAGTGAAGTTTGTGTTCAATCCTTTTTCTTGAAAATCTCTGGCAAATGTACTATATTTGGCACAATATTTTTTGGCTAGGTCATAGACCCAATGAACGATGTGCCCATATGATCCTAATAATTTCATGTGATCAATTGGTGTCACTGCATCACTGCAAAAAATTGATAAAATTGCTGCGATTGATAGTTTATCTAGACCATTAAGTTTTTTTTGAATAATTAATTCGGTTAATAAGATCGAATTGGCATTAGTAATTTGTGCAGCAATACGTCCTTTGATTGTCAAATTTTCATAAGTTAATACCGTATTTGAAATAACATAACCCATTTCATATAATTCAGTTAAACATTGATGTAATTGTGTCGCAATATATCCCTTGTTGTGAAGAATCTTGTCAGCCATCTGTGTAAGTACATCATTAATCTCATTTATTTCTCTCAGATATGTTTTGATGGTTTCTAATTTTCGCCCGTTAATTGCGTAATAAATTTGATCTTTTAGATGTCCAACATCTTTTTGAATGAGGAACAGTTTTTGCTTATCAAGATCGTTCGATTGATTTAGACGCTCTTCCAAACGAATAATTTCTCCTATGGTTTTCAGTTGGTTATCAGTTAATCGAAAAACACTAAGCGTCTGTTTTATTAAACTTATACCTTTCGATAAGGTATCCTGGTCAGCAATAATTTTTTGGATTATGTCGTTTTGTTGATGGGATAAAAAGGATGAATCAGCTACATTATCTTGCTCATTTGATGAAGTTTTAAGGATATAGGCATAATTAATTTTAAATTTCGATATAATTGGCGAATTATTCCCCAATAATAATTGTCTCATTTGGTCACAAGAACAAGGTTTGTTAAAGAATAAATGTATCACATTACCATGTGGGTCAAGGCCTCTTCGTCCAGCCCGTCCAGCCATTTGTAAATATTCATCTGAATTTAATAAGCGTGGCTGGTCATCATTATTGCAATATTTTTTGATATTTGTAAATATGACAGTTCTTGTCGGCATATTGACACCAACAGCAAAAGTTTCTGTGGCAAATAATACTTTGATATATCCTTTTGAGAAAAAAAACTCAACTATTTCTTTTAAAATTGGGAGTAATCCAGAGTGGTGGGTACCCACACCGTTGGTAACAATTTTTCTCATTTGTATAATTTGTGGCACTTTATCGAGTATTTTCTTGTCAATAGTATGTTTCGCCAGATATTCGTCAAATTCTAATTGTATTTTTTGTTGTTCTTCAGGCGTATTTAATACAATATTAATCGTATTTGCGTATTGTTCACATTTTTTCCTTGAGAAAATGAAAAAAATTGTGGGATTAAGTTGTTTAGCAAGCAGGAATTGTACAAACGTGTTTAGATGATTAACAGGTGAATTATTTTGCCGATAGTGACTGTGGAATATTTTGTAATTTTGTTCGTTAAAACAGTGTGTTTGATCATAAATTAATAATAATTGATCATTAACATATACGTAATGATTAAGTGGAATAGGTCGACAGGGTGTAGTGATTAAATGGATCTTTTTTTGTTTTATTGAACCGATCCATTCAGCAAATTTATCTGCATCAGAGATGGTTGCTGATAACATAATCATAGTCACATCTTTTGGGATTTTGATGATGCATTCTTCCCAAACGTGTCCTCGTTCAACATTGTTGATGTAATGAACTTCATCAAAAATAACACAATCCAAGTTATCTATGAATGATTGGTCTTTTTTAAATAACATATCTCGCAAGATTTCGGTGGTCATTACCACACATTGTGCGTCAGGGTTGCATTTAATATCACCTGTTAATAATCCGACATCATTGAATTTTTTTGAAAATTCAGCATATTTTTGGTTCGATAATGTTTTAATAGGTGATGTATAAAATGCTCTTTTACCCCTTTTTTTAGCAAACATAATACCCATTTCTGCTACAACAGTTTTCCCAGCAGATGTATGGGCCGTAACTAGGACATTTTCTCCCTGTTGTATATAGTATTGTGATTGTTTTTGAAAATTATCTAACGGAAAAGGGTATGTGATGGCCGGATCATCGATGATAATTGATCGATTTGTTTCAACAATATCCAAATACATATATTATATGTATTGTGGTAGATATCTATAAAATGTTTCCTATTTAGATAATGACTTGGATCGTTATAAATAAAATTGATCATGTTGAATTTATTTTAAGGCAATTTTATCATAAACAATGGACACATTACCCGTTGTTGTTCAGACATTTCGTAAATTAAATATTAAGTTTTTTAACACAATCTATTGCCCGCAATGGATTGTTCAAAATAAAAAAAGCTTAGGGGATCTTGTCGATATCAAAACACAATGTTATGTAACCGCTTATGCGTTGATGTATTTATTGACCGGTGCAGCAGAAAAAGGGTGGATAGAAGTTAACAAAGAGAATCTTGATCTTACACAGCCTGTAGTTATTATGTTCGATACTGATCAACACATGGCCATATATTATAATCATTGTTTGTATGAGTCATTTCATAAAGTACACAAATTACGTGTTAGAGAAAATATTCAATTCAAAGAGATCATCGAAAATCCAGTAGGTTTTTCATCAAATCATTATGGATGTCAATTTTTCGATATAGAGCTTTATCAGTCGGTTGTTGATATATCAACAATAACATTAGATGATATTTATAAACGATATGATTTATTAGCGAAATTGACAGATAACAATGGGTATGTTACGTTATAAAAATTGATGATTATTTTGTCAAATGTAATCGAATTTATTACAAATGTTCTTGATAATCTACTCTATTTGGCATGCGATATGTGGTAGTGTATGTACGCTGAGATGGTTATTACTAACGCGTGAAATGAATTATAAAGTGGATGAATGTATCACCACAATGTATCAACAATATGACTCAATTAAAAACAGATTATGGGATTATTATAATCGCCAAAAGCCGCGATTCAAGTTTTTATTTACAATACAGAGTACTTCTATAGAGCGTTTTCATTCAATGAAATTAAAATTAGATGGTATTATGCATTATGTAAAAGCAATATACATGAGATATTCCAACTATTTTAAGTCATGGATATTTGGGACAAATATGGAGGGTGGTGTATGTCATTGCCTCGAAAGTGAATGGGTTTACACGAATTGTGGGCATTTGTTCCATTCAAAGTGTTTAAAATCATGGCAGAATCATCAGAAATCCTGTCCGACTTGCAAGGTTAAATTGGACTAAATATCGTGGATCCGTGTTACTTTGTTCGAAAATTTCAGGAAATTTGCATTAGCTAATAATATGCATAAGACAATAGACGTATTTGTGGTTTAATTGATGCAGTTGTTAAGCATTGAGTAGCAGCAATAATGTTATCCATAGTATATGTTAAACTTGATAAATCAATGGGTGTAGAAAGATGATGGAGATCATCATGACTATTTTTATAGATGTATGATGAAGAATCATCATTGCAACTATCATGCTTGACATGTGTATAGACATAGATCGCACAGATTGTCTCATCTTCTTTGACAATTTCAAATTTTATATCATCAATATGACATAAAGTCCCTAATTCGTAAGCAATATGGCTATCATATATATCCCCATTGTGAAATAGTGATTCCACATGTGTTTTCCATTCATTCCGAGGAATGAAACATCCATAAGTTATAATAGTGTCACAATCTATGATCGGCATGTGAATTGTGATAGTTGATAATAATTATGGCAATAAACTGATCATTTTTAGTTATCTATCTTTGCTTATGTTGTTTTGCCAATATATTCGCGGTGGTCTCATTTTTTTTGAATTTGTCGATGTGATTTTTGATATATAATAATTGCTCACTTGTGAGCAATTTCTCATCACCAACGAATTCTGTCAAAATATTCGATCCATTTGCCGTATAGTTATCATCACCCTGATATGCAGCATAGATACTGTGTGAACCTATGTTTAAATCGGATACATTTAATGATGCTATATTATCAGATACACTTGATTTTCCGAGACACTTAATACCATCATAAAATTTAATGATACCTTTTATTGGCTGAGGATTGCTGATTTTTTTTTTCATACACAATTGTACTACAAATGTAATATTACTATGTATATCTGTGACATAATGATTACTATATAACTGTAATGAGATGGGAAGTTTGTTGTCAGGTTTGCATATATATTGATATTTGTTCCCAATAATCACACCGCTTGTCAAGCGACCCATAATTGTCAGTTCCTGATTAGGTTCGGTGTTTATTTCATTATGCTTTAGTTTATGTTGAATTGTTGCGAATATATTGTCATTTGGGTTGAGTTTATTCTTGTCTAGTGTTATCTCAGTTCCATTTGCATCTGACATTTTGATATCTTGTACTGTGTCATTGCCACAATTGGCTGTCATTAGAGTATATTTAACCTCTTTTGCGTAATAATCAGTCTTAATGATCTTTGTATATAATAAGTTATCATCATGACCTCGAATTTGAATGATGTGTGATATAGGTAGTGTCATTATTTTAATATTGGAAAATGTTTCTCCAGAAGCAACAGTATTGATGTTAATCGATCCACGATTAAAATCATTTGAGTTAATTTGATACTGATATTTGAATTTAGTGGATGCATTTGAAGCTATTCGGGTTTTTGAGGTAATTTTTCCTAACTTTGTGTCTTTTAATTGAATATTATATAGTGGGACATTTCCAGTATTTTTGACAGTAAATGTGTAAATGATTTGATCTTCCAGACAATGAAAATGATACTTTTTATCAACATTTATCTCCTCCACTGAAACATTTAATTCAAGTGATGGACTTATGATTCCCTCAACATTGATCATAAATCGAATAATTGACGTAGAACTATATTTATTAATAGCACGCACGGAGATTCTGTACTCACCTGGAGTGTCAGGGAGTCCATGGATGCAGTTAATGAATGGATCATATTCGACGCCGGTGGGCAAACCATCAACGACTATTTCGGCAGAAGGGTCATCAAATTCCACTCGGATAGGGTCAATCAAATTACCCAATTGAATAGTTTGATGATTAATGGGTTTTAAACATGCTGTTATTTGTTGATAATTGATAACAGTAATATTGAATCCGGTAAGGTCAAACCCTATGTCATTTCTAGCAGAGATGGCGATACCATGATGCCCGAGGGAATGTGGTTTACCATGGATTAAATGATCTGATTGATTGTAGCATATTCCTTCTGGTAAGCCATATATGCTAATAACTGCATCACTACAACTATTGACTAATCTAATAGGAAACGGTTGGATCTCGACATCGAATAGAATCATCAAGTCAGTGACATGTTGTAGTTTGGGGCAAACTTGTTGTGCCATTAATTATATAAGGAATATGTGGAAATATTTTTACATAAATTACATTGAAGCGTTTTTTTATCTGTATAACATATAGTTACAGTCTATTATTATGAATGTTGCTTCAACTGATACACGGTATAAGAGGGTGTTAACCACCAAAGATTTGATTTTATTGGGATTGAGTATGACAATAGGATCAGGTATTTTTGTCTTAATCGATGATGTTGCCAAATATAGCAAGAATTTAGTGTGGTTATCCTTTGTGTTAGCAGGTGTTATCGGGTTGTTGACTGCTATGGGGTATGGTGAGTTATCTAGTATTTTTAAAAACAATATGGGTGAAGCAGATTATATCAGATCCGTGACGAATGATAAAATAGCCCATATAATGGGTATATGTATACTAATTTCTGATATCTTTATCATATCGACAGTTGCGTTAGGATTGGGTAATTATCTGTCTAAATTGTTCGGAATAAATGTGCAAATATTGGCAATAATGAGTATTATCGCGTTGAATTATTTTAATTATCTCGGTATTCGTTTATCAGTCAATGTCAGTAATGCGATGTTGTATATCAAATTGGTCGTTATATTTCTGATTGTGATTATATGTTTCACAAAATATTCGCCGACTGAGCCGATATTTAGTGTGCAGAATGGAGATAGTTATGGATTATCAACAGCATCACTTATTGCGTTGTTTGCCTATTTGGGTTTCAATAATATGACTAATTTTAGTGAAGAAACTATTGATCCTGGGCGGACCATCGGTAAATCGATGACTTATACGGTGATTATTGTGACAATTATCTATACATTGGTCGCTTTTGCCGCCCTATTCGTTCTTAATTCTACTGAATTAAGTCAGACCACGACACCATTAGCTACCATCACCGAGAAAATGTTTGGATCATACGGTTATATTTTATTCATTATTTTGGCAATTATATCATTAAGCGATACATTACTCGTATCAAGCGTATCTGAATCCAGATACATGCACTCATTTTTCTCTCATATAAATCAAAATTATGGACAAGCTGATATGGATCAGCATCATAAGACACCATATCTTTCGATTATTGTATTAGTTATCATGTCAATTATACTCATCGCTATTTTTAAAAACATAGGCGCAACAGCAATCTATGGTGATTTATTGATATTAATTGTTTTTATTATAGTTAATCTGATAGTTATAATTCTCAGATACAAACATCCAGAAATGGAACGTAAATATCAGGTTCCATTTAATATAGGGAAAATACCTGTACCATCAGTTATTGCAATCATCTTAGGTTGTTACACAATTTATAAGTACATTGGTCATGTATTTCAATAATGTCATTTAGATGAAGTTATTTATGTATATCTAATATATAATATGAGTCGAAAACTCAAGACGCCATATAAATCCAGATCGGTTGAATTGTATAATCCGTCAATTTACACCGGTATGTTTATTAGAAAATTTGATGTACCAATAGCGTATACTCGAACAATTACATATCCGACCCATAATGCGCCATATGTCACAAAACAGTATGTGACGAATGAGAAAAAGTATGATATGTTGACGAAGAACTCAAATACTCCTCTGTGGAATGTACCAGATGTTTTACCGCTACAAAATCGCCGACGAATACTTTTGTAAAATATCGAAATATTAGGAACATTAAAAATATTAAAATAGTATTCCATAAGTAAATAAATAAATATAAATGAAATATTATTTGTCGATCGTTGCTATATTTAAAAATGAATCAAATATTTTGAAAGAGTGGCTAGAACATTACCTGATGGAGGGAGTAGATCATTTTTACCTGATTGATAATGACAGTACTGACGAATATCAACAAATACTTGACCCATATAAAAAAGAAAATTTAATTGACCTGCACTGTGATAATCGTACACATATGCAGATAGCACACTATAATGGATATTATTTAGATAAATTGAAGAAAGAATCAGAATGGGTCATGGTTGTAGACTTAGATGAATTTATTTACAGTCGTGACCAACATAAAACGATTGTGAGTTTCTTAAAATCATTACCGAATGATATATCACAGATATACGTTCCATGGAAAATATATGGTTCCAGTGGATATATTGAACAACCGAATGGATGTGTGGATCATTTTACTATGAGAACGCGATATAATCATGTTAAAACTAATGGGATGACAAATGGTGAAAAAATCCTGACAAAAACTATTATTAGAACACGTTATTTATCTAAAATGAGTATACATTGTGCAACTCTCAATGATTTACCAGGCAAAGAAATAACCAGTGATATGAACCTGATCACCGGTTCTGGTAATGACAAATGTTTCCAATGTATCAGTGAAGAGATATTGTCTAAATCACAATTACATTGCAACCATTATCCAATTCAATCATACGAATGGTATAGAAAAATTAAGATGACACGGGGGTCAGCAAACATATCAGTAAATGACAAAGTCAGAACAGTTACATATTATAATTCATTCGACGAACATTCGTGTCGGTTACAAGATAGTGAGTTATCCATGAAAAGAAATCAACTCAAAGTATACTATGGGGCAAAAAAGTATATTGATGTGACACGTGCAGTCTATAAACAATTCATGGATAAGTCAGGTAAGATAATTATTGGTGAAAAAATAGGATTTAATGATCAATTTGGTGATCCGGTGCCAGGTGTTGAGAAATATCTACTTGTTAGTCAAAACAAGAGACTCATTATCTATCCAGAAATGGGTCATGGGTCAATCGTCATCAATCTATAATTATTTCCATTTCCACCCAGGATTAAGGTGCATTGGGGAGACAAAAGTGCTGGTTTGTGTCAAACCCACATCCTCAATGGCTACTCTGGATTGAACCCTCATTTTATGATCAGTTAATAATAGCTCATTTGATCTGAATGAGGAAGGTAGAGGTCTTACTGTGAAGGGGTTGGGTTTTTGTAAATTTATTTGCTGGTATGTATTGAGATCTGACATGCTATATAATATATTATATATTATACAAATATTTTGATAAAGTTAATATTATTGATGCATATCAATTTATTTATGTATCAGTAATATTAGATTTGAAAGTATACAAAGTATTATTCATATGAGAATACATAATATTCTAGAAAGAGTGAATAAGAATTGTGCCTAAAATCTTGTTATCTTTGTCATAGACGGAAACGCCGTCTTCTCCTAGAAACTTAAGGGTCCAATTTCTGATCTCTGCAATCCCTCCGAGACATGAGATTATTTCTGGCAAATATACTTGACCTCTGGGAAATCCGTTTTTATCATTTCCTGGGTAAATGTGATGGATACAACCAAATGACTTGACATTTACTGGTTCGTAAATCTGCCTCAGTGTTGATGCCAGATCCATTTTGATATAAATATATATATCCAGTTACTTAACGTCAATCAATTTTTCGTATGGTGGTTATCAATATTGGTATCACAGTATCATTTTCCGAAAATATATTTAAAATTTGTTACGCATTCTAATTAAGATGGATATTGAGCAAAATTTCAGTGAATTTTACACATCTCATGCTGGGACTTTCAAAGCATCTGAGGGATATCTAGTTGTCGATAAGAATGATCATGTTACAATTAAAACAGCATATGACGATAGTGATACGGTGGCATTTCTGACGCTTAATTACACGTGTACTGCGGTTGTTTTAATAACTTTACACAAAGGACAATTTGGCAGTATTATCTGGGATCAGAATCAGTTACTATTTCGACCAGAAACAATAACAGCTCAATCTCCGCCACCATTTGGAGGAATTTATTTGACACGAGATTTCAAGACATTTGGTTACAATAATCATGACTTCTCTTATTCTCATCATGTGATTGCAATCAATAAGATATTCTTGTCGTGGCAAAATGATCATTTTGTTTTAGATGATAAGAAACCATTGCGTTTCACAGTAGAAAATAAGTTTCAAAGTGGGAAAGCCGACCAAGTTACCATTGAAACTATCATCGTAATTTTTGGGTTATTCATTATCATAATGGGGCTTATTCGCATCTGGTCATAGAAATAAATGTCGATTTTTCTGGAATGAATCTTTATGTTCATTGAAGTCATTGAGTGCTTTAAAATATCTCCACCCTTGGCCTGGAATATAACTACGTTCCCTGTAAATAAGAACTGCGATACGAATTGCACAGTAGAAGACACCACGTAATTTCCGCCGCCGTATCGATATTGCTCTGTATAATACTTCTTCATATGGCGTGCGTATTGCAGTTTTTTCTTGTAAATAGTCGCTGGGTTCTTTGCATTGTTGGCAACGGGTGCAATATTTTGCACTAAATTGTGAGTGCCAATACACTGTTGGGCTAAACGGTGTCGTATAAACAGAAGTCCATGAGTGTTTGTCGTCATGAGCTATAATACCCAGGATACGTCGGTGTTCTTCACAGTGAAAGCTTTCACACTCTTCAATACTCCATTGTGCCAGTGAGCATGCAAGTGCTCGACTCAATAACACCGTGAGTGATTCACGGTCGTTTTCATCACATTTACTCACCCAATCATCAATGCCGCGATCAATATTGATTGTGGCTGCTTGATGATCAAGCGAAGATAGATATTTGGGTGGGCAAAACGGTCCGTTTTCAGCAGGTAGTGGTAAATCGACTCTCGTACCAAGTGCAGAAGAATCCGTCAGATACTGATCAGTATCAGTATCAGTATCAGTATCAGTATCAGTATCAGTATCAGTATCAGACATAGATATTAGATGGCCACCAGGTGTAAACCACCATTGTCTGTGTTCAAGTAAATGTGTGGCTAAAGAGATCATTTTGATCCATTTTAAATTAAGAGCAGTCTGGAGGAATTCCAATGTTATCCAAGCACCAACATCTGGGTAAATATCCATAATTTGCTGGACACCATTTAGTGCTTGTGTTTCATCCATCATACGAATATCTGGTTTTTGGAAATCTTGCCAGCAGAATAAGTATGGTGCTTTCTTTTGATTATACCAACTGTGAGGTATAACCTTTGCAATATAAACTGATTTCCATTGATCATAATCACCAATGGACCCATGAATTGATTTCGGTTGTGTATCTGGGTGCCATCCTTTTCCACAGCGGACACAAGGAACACATTTTCCGCAAGTTTTTACCTGTTCAATATTCTGTTGTTGCTGAAATAAATAGCCGTTCCCACCACCACATTCACACCTATCTTGATAGTAATGTCCGTGTCTATTTGATAGATAATATCGCCAATCATTCATCCAACAATCATTAGCCAATCTCTGAGCTTCCTTTTCAACTAAATGAATATAATTCATGGATTATATCTTGATTATGATATATATTTGACAGTGAATCAAATTTTTAGGATTATATATGAATCAAAATCCATTCTGTAAATTGAGCAGCATACTTGACCATTAGTTGCTAGTCGAGATTCGTGTACAACACATACATCTTTCATTGTATAACTGGTTATCTATTAACTCGAATTTCTCAATAGTTTCATGTGATTTTTAGGTATTGTATACCCATGATTTCTTCACTATCGTCAACATCATCATCAACCCACAATGATCGACAATATGGGCAACTATCTTGTTGGGTGAACCATTGTTTAATACAATCTTTATGAAGGACATTTTTACACGTCGGACAAGCAAGATTGGTTTTTTCTTTGGTTAATTCTCCAAAACAGATAACACAAGTATCATTGCTTCTAATATTGGGAATCAGTCCCTTTTTGTGTTGACGATCAAGTAACATTTGATATTTCTCTCGTATTTTGTCACTGACGAACAGATAATTTTTGGTCAATTCGAATTGATCAATTAATCCAAGCAACAGTTGAGGATTTTGTGAATATTCTACTGTATCTTTTTCTGTGTCGTCAATTGGAATACTAAAAAACTTAATGAGCAGAAATAATATATGTTTGCACAACTCATTGTTGTGTTGGATAAAATATGGACATGAACATGAACAATTCATTGACTCAGTAAAAGAAATTTGATAAATGCGACCAGTTACTGAGAAAAGTGTGAACATATTTGGGAATTTATCTGTATAAATATTGATAATTTTCATATTTTCTGTGCGTGCCCTAGAAATCCTATTTTTCCATTGACTTCTGGGATGATATATATCAGTCATGATGTATAATATCATTATTATTTTGGTGTGTATTAATTTCAATTTTTGGGAAATCGTCCACTTACATTTAGAGAGTGTCCAAAAAATTTAATTTTGGACATTCCCTTAACTTGTGTAAATCTAAGACCAAATGGAGAGTAATTGTAACCATCGTTGCGCGATTTCATTCCAATCAATAATTGTGCTTGATTGTTTAAATGTTTGACGTAATTCATCAATATTTTGTTGGTTTTTTTGACTCATAATGAAAGAGATGAATTGACAAGCTATTTGTCCATCAGCATCAGTCCAGACGTTGGTTTGTGGCATGTCTAAATGTATTCCATCACGTTCCTTAAAAAGTCCAAAATTATTAAGAATCGGAATGCACCCAGTAATTAGACTTTCCCTGATAGTGATACAATCCGTCTCCGCATTAGTTTGTGTCAAATATAAGTGATAACTACTCAGATATTTTTCATGGATAATAACATCCATCGGTTGCCGACCGTGATCTGTGACACCTGGTTGTTTGAGCAGAGGTTCGAGTTTACTGATAAAATGTTGGTCCTTAACCAAATGATAACCATAATAACAATGTAACTCTGCACGTGGTTCATGTGCGTAAATTCGTGGCCATATGTGTTCTAAAATGAAAAGTAGACCGCGTTGGTAATCGGACGCATAAACGAAGCGATATGGATGTCTAATCCAGTGTTCGTTGTCAAAATTAGATGGGAACCGAAACGCAGATACTCGGAGACCATTGGGAATAATATATATTTTCCGTCGTAATTGTTCACGGAGAGATTCAGTGTATTGTAATAAACAATCACATTGTGTTTTTGACTTAACCATTATGGATCGAATTTGGTCATAATGTTTGACAATTTTGGCATAGACGATGGGGGAGTTATCATGAATATCAACAATCAGATGATCAGCCTTAACTCTCAAATCCAATGGACCTATCATGCCGCTTAGACGCCATAAGATCAATATTTTGTACTGATCACGAACACGGAATTGTGACCAATGGCGATAACTGACACCATTGCATTCCAATTCACTACCGGCAATATTTGCATATACTGTCACTTTTTTGCCTAATTTAACCCAATTTTCAGATAAATATCTAACTGCTTGTTCTGATCCAGTCAATGAAGCATCTTTGGGGTCCCAGGGTATAGTGTATCCACCAGTATAATATACGATATCAGATGGATGATGAGAAGGTTGAATTAAATTATGGTAATAATCAACTAATTCCTCATCAGGAATCATTGTATTCAATTGTGTTGATAATAGATCAGGAATTCCGTTTTTTCCCCTGTCTGATCCAAGATCAACACGGAAGGTATTGTATAACAATATTTGTTTGTTGACAGTGTTTGTATTATGGCTGATTTGGATGATTGTCTGTAATGGATCCAATTGTATCATAGTTTCAGTGTAATTTTTCAAAAAACATGGTTCCTCACCAAAACTTGCATTTTGATCATAAAAATGAGATTGGGCGTACTGCTTAGAATAACCCAATGTACAATGAACCGCATGATGTTCATGAAATTTTGGAAATAAAAATAGGCGATCCATCATACAATCATACACATACATTTCGGAGCACCCCGATAAAGGTGTGTTTGTATCAATCATTGCTTTAACTGCATGTGATACACGTGTGGGTGGATAATAATCATCATCATCCATACAAATGATATAATCACCACTCGCTGATCTATTAATGCGTTCTCGAATACTTCCGAGTAATTGTTTAGGGACCCAATTCAACACATTAATTTGAATTTTATGCGATCCAAAGAGATTATCACCATGTTGCCAATATTGTAAATGTTTTTGTAAGAAATCACTTTCCTCAGGCGTGTGTGAACCATCACCAATAATCCATTCGGAAATATTCAAATAATCTTGAGACCGAATCATTTTGATTAAATATGGTAAGAATGAAACACGATTTCCACATGTGACAGTATGGATAGACACAGATGGGGGCATCTTTATAATATTCCGGAGTGTGTAATGTCTATGTACTATATTTATCCATATTTGTAATTGATTTTGTGTCTGCAAATAGGATGTGTATTGAAAAACTACGGTTCTTCCCAGGTTTGATATTCCCCAGGGAAAATCACACCCGCCTCAACTTGATTTGTTGTAATCTCCTTCATTACGTTACTTTTCTTTGCAAGTGCATTCAGGATAGTTATTTCTGTTTTCTCCTTACATAATACGAAATGTATTTTCGAGTCAGATTTAGTGCTGATCCTATGGAACCTATGACTCAATTGATACAGTGTAATTGTAGAATAATTTGGGCTGACTAGACATATACGTGGAAATTGTCCATCTTTATCGTCCAAATCGATACCAGTGCTACAGACACCCAAATTACCAATGAGTAATCTGTATCGAGAATCACTTGCTTGGAATTTCTCTAAGACATCACCACGCTTCGTATGACTCATACTACCATCAAGTCGAAGAGGATCGAATTTTGCTAATATGTTAAATAGATCGTTGATTGTTTCAGTATAGTTGACACAGATAACAATTTTTTGGTTTGGATTAGAATCCAATAATTCATTGGATATTCTGCCAAATAATGGGATCTTTGCTGTCTCGATCATAATTAATGCCCTCGTAATGCCTCTCAAACTATCGACCCCATTATGTCCAAAATCGACAGTCTCATTCATTGAATTAAATCCCGAGGATTTTGCCAATAAATCTACGCCTTTATTTAATAAATCAACATTTGTTTGTTCTCCCAAACGATAATAAGCATTTTGTTTAATGATATGGACGGGTATTTGAATAGGGTCCATTGCACTACTACAATGTTTTTTGATAATTTTCTGAAATAATTGATAACAGTACTCGTTAAGTGAGCTGTGGCGAGAAAATCTGGAATAGTGTTGCACACTATCAAAATATTGACGAGCATCTTGCACTTCTTCTGGGTTAAAATAATGATTACAATAATCCTCTATTTCTTGCATTCCTCTCCACATAGTTTCATATGTTTGTGGATTGTATACAGCTAACCGATCTTCTTTCATTATATTGATAAGTCGGAAAATATGGACTATTTGAGTCGTTTTATCAATTGGGCTACCACTTAATAAAATTACACGAGATTTGGCAGTAGTTGGGGATTGTTGAAATTTTTCCATAATAGGTCTAATTAACTCTTTGCACGCATCCAATTGATTAGATATATTTTTTACATTTTGCATCTCATCGATGACCAACAGAACTCCATCCTCGACCATATCAAGATATTCTTTGGTACACGCATATGAAACTTTTTCTTCTTCCGTTACCGTATTATCATCATGTCGTACATTGACTGTATAATCTCTTCTCGTCAAGAGCCCGTGTTTGGGTTGTTTGAATTTGACTGTCCGCAACTCACAAAAACTGATGATTTTATGGATTTTGATACCATAATCATTTCCCATCATTTGCCAACGACTTTTGACAGATACAGGTGAAATATTGATTAGATGTTTAAAACGTCCATTTAAGTTTTCGTTATAAATATAACAAGTCGTATACGTTTTACCAGTACCCAACATCGAGAAATCAAATACAAATGCACTTTTATTTAGTATAGTGTCCAATGCTTTTTTATGGATTAGTTGATAATCGTACAGTTCAATTTGTTTCTTTTTTTTTACTCGAATGGCTATTTTTTTCTTGGGTATGACATCCATTATGTATATAAAATGGATCAGCATATACATAATTTAAGGAATTCAAATTTTATCAGAAAATATACATGTATCATAGTATTAGTTGATACATGACTATGATTTAAATACATACAACTTTTATATGAGAACATTTTCCCACATAAATTCGTTATATCTAAATTTTATGATAACGTGTACAAGTATGATAATTTATTTGTTTACATGTAAATTATCATATTTTTGAAAATTAGACTGATATCGTTGTTATATATTTATACGTAAAATGTATATGTATATATATTAACTACAACATAATGATTTATATATATGGTGATAGTCGCGCTGATAGAAGTTTTAAAATTTAAAATTTAAAATTACCACACAAGAATTGTTATCAGAATTCTATAACAATGTTTCGTATTGGTAGGGATAATCAAATTATAAACTTTAACAATAAGGAACATGATGAAAATAGTATATTATGGTTCGCATATGGTGAAGTTGATTGCAGATGTCATATATAACGACAAATTAATTTGGGTAGAGGCGAAGATGATGTAATTTATGAATTGGTCAATAATCATTTTATTTCCATTAAAAATAATGTTAAAAGACATAAAAATCATTGTAGTCGGTGTAATACCACCAATCAAACAATGTGAACATGAAAACATCCATGGACCCATATTACACCAATTTCCATTTGTTGGCACTGATGAAGATAGGGGTCGTTTTACAATTAAAGTGAACCAATTAATCGAAAAATGTGTGGCAATTATCAATACATTTAGAGGATGTCCAGAAATACAACAGTGGTAAAAAAAATTCAAAAGTGATTTACTATTCTTTCCAGTAAATCATTTTGAGTCATATCTATCAATGTAGTATCTGATTATTTTAATAATAAATATTTTATTATGATCCATAGGTATTTTTATATTTTCTATAAACTTGAAACACACAGAGTGACACCACATGAGATAATCTGTGGATGTTTACTTATGGACGAACAATTGATAACATGTGATACATAGTAGTGCTAAATACAAATATGTCCGATATGAATCAACGGTCTGTGTGTATTTGATCATCAGTCCTCTAAACCCTCTAATATTACCATTCAATCGCTCAATTCGATTATGATATTGATTGAGCATAGTCATT